GAAGTCTTATCTCACCCCCATCTATTTTAATTCGTGATCCGGCATATCTTGCAAAGATAATCCAATCACCTTTCTTGGCCCAAGGACCTTCTGGGAAACGTTCTTTGTCATAGCAGTGTGGTCCCATGTCTAATATTAAGCCGCAAGTTGATGCTACTTGTGATCTTTCTACTGTGTCGTCTGCTAATATAATTCCACCTTTAGTTTTTTCTTTTTGTTTAAAAGGTAAAACTAAAATTCTCCAACCTGTTGGTTTAGGTAATTTTCCAGATTCTTCTGGTTTTTTTTCAGTAGGTTTAACACCTACTAATTTTTTATTTGGTAACTCAATTTTTTGAGTTGATGTCGATAACTGTTCCTTCATTTTCTTTTTGCTCCTTTTTGTTTAGCAGGCTGGATATTTCCTGACTTAAATATTGATACGTTCGTATCTGTCCTAACATATACTGACTTTTCTTTGGTTTTATTTTGCTGCCATATTTTTTAGTCCATTTTTTTGCAATGGCAGGCTCTTTTGCAAATAAATATTTACGTTGTTTTTCAGATTTAAAGGGCAACCCTAGGCTCCCTAAAATCAGAGATTGCTTTTAACTTTTCTTGAGCATCGGCAATTTTTTGAAACTGTTTATCTATCTCATCTATATGTTGTGGGTGCTCACCAATACCTACAGAGTTTTCCAGGTATATTTTAATTGTTGCATCTGCTTCAGCAATCTGTGCTTCGTATCTAGCCTCTAATGCATCTAGAATTGCTGTCTTCATTAACAGTCCCACTTCCTCAACGATTTATTAATTCTGCTATTGGGATCTCTTGCAGTTTTAGCTGAAGTTAATTTTTTTTTCATTCCACTCATACGTGCACAAAATGATTTACGACGTGAACTTGTTTTAGATTTAGTAGGTGCTTTAAGCGTGCCTTTTTTATAACTTGCACGACCTTTAGCATTAAGTCCACCAGAAGGTGACTTACCTGCTTTTCTTGTCCAAGCTGCACTTGCCATTATTTTCTCTTTCTAGGTTTCTTTGCAGTTTTTGCTGCTCTCTTAAAGTTAGCTGCTGTTGGTGCACCTTTAGCTCCAGGTTTTCTCATTTTCTCACCTGAACCAGCGGCGATTCTCTTTTTTTTAGCGTGAATGTTCGCGTATAAACCACGTTTTGCCATTTTATTTTCCTTTTAGTTTTCGTCTAGTATTAATTTACAATCTAAACAGTATTTAACTTTTTTAGATATATTATTAGCATGAGCGCAAATAATTTTTTTACCAAATATTTTTTGTAATAATTTTCTAAGCATTTTTCTTTTTTTTAGGAATAACACCTTTAGCCATTAAGATATCTTTTTTAGTAATTTTACCATCACCTGAATGATCTGGAAATTTACTTTTCTTTTTTTTCTTAACAGGTCCACCTTTTGCGTACATAGCACCACCGGCCATTCCCATATCAGAAGGGTAGTAACCAGACTGCATATCTTTTCTCATCATGCCGCCACCCATTTTTTTTGCTCTTCCGCCATTCATTAACTTTTGTCTGTTCGGATTTGTTTGATTATTATAGTTTCTATTTGACATTATTTTTTCCCCTTCATGGCTCTTCCGAAACCACGTTTAGCTTTTCCGCAGCCTACACGACCGCCTTTTTTAAAATAACTTAAACCATCATTACCTGGTGAATAAGTGACAGGTCCTCTAGGTGTTCTTAATTGAGGCGGTAATGCACCTCTTTTCATTTCTTGTGCTGCTTTATAAGTTCCAAATCTTCCTCCAGTCATAGGCGTAGCATCTTTACCCGAACGAAGGTATCCATCTTCACCTTTAAAAATAGATGATGTATTTCCTACTTCAGCAGGTATTCCTTTTTTTGCATCTTGAATAGTATAAACTTTATTTGTATTTTTTTTAATTCTTTTTGATAATGGATTTTTTTTAGGTCTAGCAGGCATGCTATCCATAATAGTTTTAGGAGTGCTTACAACTGTTTCTTTAAACTCCATATCGTCTTTTGGCATATTATCCATGATAGTAGTTTTAGTAGAAACAGGTGCTTTGTTTCTGTTAGCCGCAGCTAATCCTAATCCACCTAATAAAAGTGCTGAAAGAATTTTTTTATTTCGTCTTCTAGATTTTTTGCTCATTATTTTTTACCGCCGTTTTTAAATATTTGTGTACCCTTTATACCATATATGCTCGCAACCACAAGGATCCATAAATTTGTGAACCATGACGGGAGCGACTGGAAATGGTCGAAGAACACTTTTATCTTGTCCATTGCCTGTGCATCGTCCGAAAAGACTCCATATGCGAGCACCAAGATGGGCAACGTGAGAATTACGAGAACCGCCTCGTCCTTGTAATCTGCTTGACGGGCTTCTAATAATTTGCCCTGGTAAGCTTCTTCTCCAGAGGCCATACGAGATGCATGCATAAGCTGTGCATCTGACATAGCTATTTTCGTTTTCTGCTTGTTAGCATAAATTTTACTTCCAGCAGAAACGGCTAATTTAATTGCCGATAACCACATGTTAGTACCAAGTAGCCTTTACAGGTTTTTTATCTGCTCTCAAAGCTTTAGTGCCTTTAACTTCAACAGTTTGTGATTCAAATGGGTTAGTAGATTCTACAACTACACCACCTTGTTTCATACCGTCTTTGTCTGCACCTAGCTCAGGAGTAACGTTTTGGTTTTTATTTTTTTTCATATATTCTCCTTATACTATCTTTTAGGACCTTTCAAGATCCTAACATCTGTTTGTTTCATCATATCATTGACCATTTTTGCGTCAATTCCCATCTGTGTTTTCTCTAATGATGTGTCTGCTCTAAGCTCTGCAAGCTCTTCATTTTGATCCATTTTTTCATCAAATTGCTGCTGACCCATTAATTGTTTAGATTTTTCCATATTAATCTTTTCTTCTTCTTGTTCACGTTTTGCAGAATCATCCATAGCCCGTAAATCAAGTTCTCTTGCTTTTAATTTAGCAATTGGGTCTCCACCATACTCACCCATAATTTTATTTTCTTCATCTTTAAATTCTCCAGTCATTTCTGCAATTAATTTTGCTTTTCTAGACTCTAAATTCATAGACATCTGCATAATTTGTTGTTGATACTGCGGATCTTGTTGTAACATTGGATTTTGTTGCGCCATTTGTTGCATTTGCATCAATTGTGCAATTTCTTCTCTAAATTCTACCTCTAATTGCTCTTGTGCCATCAAAGAAATGTGTTCAAATATGTTTTTTTCTAATGCACCCATCACAGCTGGACTATTTCTAGCAATATTAGTCGCCATAAAGTTTAAATGAGTCGTAATATGCGCTTGATGGTCTTGTCCTTTAAAAGCTTGGAAAGGTTTTCCACTCATTGCAAGAATATTTTCTGCTGCCGGGTCCATTGGAGTCGGTTGTTGTGGTGGTGGAAGTATTTTATCAATATTTTTTACACCAATCGCTGTGTACATAGCATGAAATGCTTCATACAAGTTATGCATTTGAGGATTTGACTGTGCAAGTTGTAATTCTGTTTGTGCTAAACTAATTCTTTGTGATTGAGAAAAAATATTTGGGTCTGCAACAGGTATAATATCTACCTTGTCGTCAAAATCTTGTACTTTAATATTTCTTTGTCCACCAACTACGTCGTATGGATACTCTTGAGGTAAATAAGTTTTATAAACACCTGCTAATAATTTAAATTCATTTTTCATCGCCACATACAATCTTTTATGTATGGCTGACATGACTCTGGAACCACGTTCTAAGAGAGCAATGGTCGTACCAACAGCTGCTTGTTGGTTGCCGTCACCGACCTGCATGTCAGCTATGGCGGCAAATCGTTGCCCTGCCGATACCACAATACCCATCAACTGTAATAAAGTTGGTGATGGTTCTTTAAATGGTAATGGCATAAATGCATCTTTGATACTTCCTCCAGGTGCATCTACATCTCTGAATTCTCCAGGTTGAATTGCTTGTGCTTCGTCTCTTACTCGTATTCCTCTTTGTTTAAATCCTGCAGGTAAATTACTTAACGTACCTGCATCTAGTAGTTGTCTTAACGCAGTAGTTGCCGTTCTCGACAAACCACCGATCATGTGTATTAATCCAAAACCATAAAAACCCATTCCTGGTAAAAATTTAAAATGTACAAAATAATCTATTTTATTTTTTTGTGGGTCTTCTGCTTGGAAATTTCTTCTAATAGATAATACTTCTCTACTACCCATTTCAAGAGTTACAATATACGGAAGTTTAATTCCTGTTGGTTCCCCTTGTGAATCTTTGTCTTCAAAACCTTCTAAATCTAAATCAGTGTGTATTTCTAAAATAGTAAAGATATCTTCGTCTTGTGTTTTCTTAACACCTTCTAGTTCTCGTTCCTTTTTTTGAACTTCTGTTTCTTCATTGTAACCAGGAGTTAGTTCTACATCTTTATAAAAACCTGATACTTGTTTTTTCCTAACTTCGTTCTCAGACATTTTAATCATGTGAATTACAGACTCCGCATCTTCTAAAGAAGTTGCAGTGTATGGAACAACTAAATCATCAGCCGGTACAAATTTTGAGACGGCTCTGCCAAGTAGTTCATCGTAATAAACCTTCTTGAACGCAGAGCCGGCAAGAGGGAGATAAAAAAGCATTTGATCGAACTCGGGTTCATACTCCTTCATCACATCCATGATTTGATAGTTCATGAATTCTTTAACTCTGTTTGATTGGTCTTCTCTGGCTCTGTCTGCTAGTCCAATAATTTGTGTATGTACTGGACCGTTAGCCGGTAATAATTCTTTGTAAGCTTGTGCTTGAAATTGTGTAACTGCTTCTGCAAGAACAGGATGCGTTGCACCACTTGCTCCTTGAAAAGGTTGTGTTGGGTTTTCGTATTTAAATCCTAAAAGGTCTAATCCTTTTGTGTAACTATCTTCCCAATCTTTTCTAGATGATTTGTATTGATTATAATTTTCTACAAGTTCAGAACCTAGTTTACCTGTAACATCATCTGGTAATAGTTCTGCTAAGTTGTCAAAATGAGATTCTCCACCACCAGCATTAACTGCTTCTGGATCGAAATTAATTGTTGCTCCACCATCTTCATCTTGAGTTACTTCAATATCTTCTGGACCAACTTGTTCTTCAAGTGTCTCTTGTTCTGCTACAGCGATTTCTTCTTCGCCAGGTACTTTAATTTCAGTCTCTACGTTTGGTAGGGCTTTGTCTATATCTGCCATTTATATTCTCCGAGTTCTTTATTGTTGTAGCTTGTTTTAACGGAACATTCAACCCTTGTGAGTCAGGTCCCTTAAGTGGTGGGATTGCATTAAATTTAACGTGTTGCATATTTACAACAAGATTTTTATTCTTCATCGCTAAAAAAACCTCTCTTGTTTTTAAAATCATCATAAGTCTCATAACCACTGATACCTAATGATAATGCTAGACCTGGTAAACCAAATCTACGTGATACAGTTTTTAAAACATTCGGACTAATCCCTAGTCTCATTGTTTTTGCAATCATAGGACTTAATCCGCCTTTTGTCGCAAACTCAGTTGCAGGACCTACAAATGCTGCACCCATATAATTAAATGGGTTTGTTGCAATCTCCCCTAATGAGTCTCCTTGTTGAATTTGATCTGCTAAATACAAAGGTTCTGTTGCAAGTAATCCAAGCGGTGTTTGTGTTGCAGTTAATCCTTTACCTAAAACTTTTAATGCAGTTTTAGTTATACCAGATTTCTTTGCACCTAACGCACCACCTCTTACTGCATCGATTGTTGATGGTGCAACTGCTGCTGTACCTGCTACGGTTGCTGCGCCTAATGTTGGAAGATAAGCATCTCCAATTGCTGGACTTTCTTGTGGTGTATCATCTAATGATCCTGTCACCATATCTATTAATAAATTTTTTTGTTGTTCTTCGTTAGACAAATAAGTTGTTGGATCGTCGTTCATAAACTGTTTAACAAGACCCGCGGCTACCGCACCACCTGCTGCAATCGCACCAAACTTACCCGCACCTCTTAACATTGGGCTTTGTAAAAATTTTGTTGCTGAGTTTTTAATTTTATTAATTGGCCCTTCTTCATAAGGAAGTTTATTTATATCTTGTGAAAGTTTTACAGGATTGTCATCAAAAGCCATTTCCATTTGTTTTGGACAACCACTTCCTGTAGCAAAACCTATTCTACCACCTTCGTTTCTAAAAAGTTGACAAATATTTCCTTCGTTGTTTTCAGCGGCTGTAATTAATGTTTTTCTAAGATTATTGTAAATGCTTCCTTTACCTTCTTTAATAAATTTTTCTAGTTCCGGTTTTGTTGTTACTTGCTCTAAAAGTTTTGGTGCGCCCTCTGGTTTTTGTGCCAATTCATTAAAATACTGACCAAACCTTTCCGTTTGAGTTTTTGCATCAGAAATAACACTTGTTTGTAGTTTATTATTTATAATAGAGTAAGGTTTTTTATTACGAGATACGTTTCCACCATATTCTTCAAAAATAAATTTATTTAACTGACTAACTTCTTTAGACATGTTTTGTTTATTTTTAAGTCCATCACTAATTTTATTAATAAATTGTTTTCTTGTTCTTTCAAAAACACCAGGTGCATATCCCAATTCCATGTTTCTACCTAAACTCATTCCCGCTAAATCATCTACGGCTGCTTGCATTATTTTTTTATCACCAGATGCAATTGCAGAAGCTAGACCTTGTGCATGTTCTACGCTGTAAGTAAGTTCTCTTGGAAGTTCTGTAACGTCGAATAATTTTTTTAATGCTTCACCTTCTTTTCTTTGTAGATTTCTAAAATAATTGCTTCCAAGGTTTAATGTTTTTTCTAAAAATTTTTGGTTTCTAACACTAGAACCTCTTTTATTAAATTTAGTTACATAATCAGAATAAATTTTATTATAACCTGGTATTTTTTCAAACATGTCACTCCGAGAAGTACCAAAAATTCCTGAATCAGGAGACAACCAAAAAACTGCATCCGCTGCACCTTTAGGAAGTATTACTTTTTTATATTGATTTCCTGCGCCACTTTTATTTTTTAAAAAAAAATTAAAGTAATCGTCTAAATGGTTTTTAAATTCTTTATTAGTTTTTAACTGGTTTTCAAAAAAAGCTTTTCTAATACTTTTTTCTCCAAAATTTTGATTTTTTTTATTTCCTTTAAAATTTGGTTGCATGGAAAAAACACTACCAGGTATTTTATATTTTTCTTTTCTAGTAGAAACGGGGGGAAAACCTATTGAATCTTTGTATGGAAAATTTGGTAAATCTTTATAACCTTTTGTTTTTATTTCTTTCTGCCAATCGTTTTTATAGTTGTTTACAAATTTACTGACATCTCTTGGTTTATATTTATCCTTTTTAAAATTTTCTTTAAACCAGTTATCGCTCCAGTCGGTTACTGTTTTTCTAACTGCTGATTGGTTTTTTACTAGATTTGCTCTACCTTCTAATTTACCGGCAGCAGCTATGTCAGAAATTCTTTTATAAAATTGTTTTACACTTTCACCTGTTTTTTGAGTAATAGTAGGTTTTCCTGCTCTAAGATAAACTAACTTACCGTTACTTAATAATCTTTTAATAACAGATGAAGCGGGACTATCAAAAGTTTTATCGTATACTGCATCACTACGTTGCATTAGACCTCCAGGATCTTAGCTAGTCCGCCTCTTGCAAAATCTTCTACGAACCTTGCTGTCATTCTATCAAACTTTGGATCACTAGGTCTTAGACCCGAAGCGTCTCTAACTTTATTTAAAACTCTATCTGTAAAAATTGCAATCTCTTCTGAGCTTGCACCTGAAGGTAACATTTCTACAATTCTTGGACCGAAGTATTTATCAACCAATGCTATAGGATCTCCTGCAGCACCGCCGCCACCTTCAGTAATAAATTTTACATCAGCACCGTCTACAATATCTGCAAACGTTGTTTGATTGGGATTTTCTTTTTTTAATGCTTCTACTAAAAATTCTCTAGCAGATCCACGTTTAGCTGTGTTTTCTCCAACATTGTCAAAGTAGCCTACACCAAACTTTTGATCTACAAGATTCTGTACAACGTCTTCTGGTCTTGCGTTGTATTCAACTGCTTCATCAAAAGGTGTTGTCTTTGCAGCTGCTGCTTCTGCTTGTTTTTTTTTAACAATCTCGTCTAGTCTTTTCATTAAGTCAGAATCACCTTTAGCAATTCCTCTCATGCTTTTAATCATACCCGCTTGTTCAGTTGGGTTTGCAGCAAAAGTTTCACCAGGAAAGTTAGCTTCGTCAGCCATCTTTCTTGGGTTGGCAATAATTTCTTCGATAGTTCTTAGTGGAACATTGTTGTCCCCAGTTCTGTCTCTAAGAGAAGCTAAACCCTGTGCATCCAGGTCCTTGGTCCCTGTTGCCAGGTCCGTGATGTTTGTAACTGTAGGTGGATTATAAAATTCATCCATCTTCATCATGTTAGTTAAAAGTTTGTTTGCTTGTACGTCGTTAAGTTTGTCAGCAGTTGCAAAACCAACAGAACTTTTTAATTCGTCTAACGCTTTGCTTTTAGATATTGCACCTAATGCCTCTATGTTTAAATCCATGTCTAGGAAAGGTTCTGAAGATTTACCGGTTCCCATAAAATTGACATTGGACCGGGTACCAAGGACATCGGACAAGTTTCCACCCAATTTAGAATAGAGTTTTGTAATTGCGTCGATAATAGTTTTTTTAGCCATAATACTTTACTTCTCCTCGTACCACAGGCTCTTCTTGATAGTCTTCAGGATGTCGAACCAAACCACCCTGTCTAATTCTCATAATGGCTTGTGTCGTACTGTCCACATAGTCATCATATTCTCCAAATGGGAAAGAAGCACATTCTTCTACAACTTCCTGTGCAAAGTGTTCATGCATAGGCGCCCAAATTTTGCCACTCTCAAAAAGAGGGGCTACGGAGTTTAATCTTGTATGTTTATCATTTCCTCGGCTAGGAGTAAAGTTAATAACAGGGATATCCATTTGTCTAAGTTCGTGGGTTAAAGGTAGTCCTGAAGCCTTTGCCTCGACAATTACCATGTCAGGATTCCAGTCCCTGTATTCCTGTAATGCTACACGCCGGAGTTCTGGAAAGTCATACCGGTCTTTAAATGCATTGAGCAGTATTATATTCTGTCCGTCGGCCTCGGTCGTAAAGACTCCCCACGTGGTTATAGCACTAAAGTCAGAAGATGCTTTTTTAGTAAATGCTGTATCATAACTTTGTAAAATATAATCTAAAGGTGGTGGATCTCTATGAGTCCAGTCACGCCACCAATCTCTTTTCAAGATTGCCCCTTCTTCCGCAGTCGGGTTCTGCATATATTGGGCCAACCAGTTGGAAACGGGGATCGAGGCTTTTGTTTTAAGTAACTCTTCAGAGGTCCAAAATTCTGGCCACACAGGGTTTCCGTCAGGTAAGATCGCTGGTAGTTCTACAACTTCCCATTGATCAGACCCTTCTTCAGTCTGTGCTTTTAATAATTGACCGGTTATGTCTTTAGTAGACCAACGTGTCATTACAACTACGATTGCACCACCAGGCTGTAAACGTTGTCTAGGTCCTGACGTATACCAATTAATTGCTTTGTCAAAAGCTTTACTATCTTTTTTAATATCTTGTTCTTTGTGTGGGTCATCAATAATTAATAGATTTGCACCACGACCTGTGATTGCACCACCAACACCAGCTGCAAAGTATTCTCCACCTTGTTCAGTTTTCCATTTCCCTGCTGCCTTACTATCTTCCTGGAGTCTTGTGCTAAACAGCTCTCGGTAGTTATCTTGGTCAACTAAGTTCTTAGTCTTACGACCAAAGTCAATTGCAAGGTCTGCTGTGTGTGTTGCTTGAATAATTTTTAGTTTAGGGTCTTTACCAATCATCCAGGCTGGTAGCAAATAAGATGCAAACTCAGATTTAGTATGTCTAGGCGGCATATTAATAATAAGACGCTTAACTTTACCCTCAGCTAAATCGTTAAATTTTTTATTAATAATTTTATGATGAGAACCCTCGATAAACTCTGGCCAAACGTATTTAACAAAACTTAAAAAATTTCCTATAATATTAGGTTTAGCTTTTTCTAGTTCTACGCTTTCTTCAAGTTTTAAAAGCTCTTCTTTTTCATCAGGGGTCAAACCCTCATATTTTTTTTGTAATATTTTTTGTTGTTGCATATCTTCAATATGTTTTCAAAAGATATACCATAACTGTCTAAATCTTCAACTTTAGTATGACTTAGGATCCCTTTTTATATTTAAGGGTGTATGGGTTTTTGTTTTGCGATCTGGGGTGGGCCCTCCCGTGGTACCTCTATAAATTTTTGGGGTGGGCCCGCCCGTATAATTTTTGTGTGAGCTATGTGGTTATTGCATAGGGTATGGGATTGTCCCATACCCTAGATGTTGTGTCAAGTATTAATCGAGTAATACCATGTAAGCCTCTGCATTATTTTTTCTGAAATAGTTTAATCCATCTCGAACTAACTGCCATTTCTTAGAGTGTCCATCTATGCCAATCTCCTTGTCTTCAATAGTTGCCTCTACTTCATTGATAAAGATATCATCATGTATCTTAGCCTCGTGTGGTGTAAGTAAAACAGACTCGCCATTAAATCTATTCTTTCTTTCCTCGGTTGCGTCAATCATTGTTTCTTGTTTTAGTTTACTCATTGTTGTCCTTTCTGTTAATAGGATAATCCTACTCTATAAGCTGTCCGTTGTCAACCCTTTCAATAGTACTTCTATTACCCCAATGAGTTTCCTCAGTTACCTTGGCATATCCTTGGCTCTCTCGTCTGTGTCTGATAAACTCGATCGGTCGACCATGCTCAATGTTTTCCATGTTCTGACTTAACCATTCTAACTTACATGTCTGACTACAAAAATATGCGTCGCATTTAATTGGAGTCCAACCATATCTATTAGGCTCTTGATTTATTGTTGAATATGCATAGCGACCTCTAATCACACCTCTAGATTTTAAAAATCTATCTTGTGTGGGGTTTTCATGGCACGTTGGCCCTTGGCAAAAATGTTTATTCGGCATTGTTATCCCCCTCGGTCATTTGAAATCTTGCCAATATTTTAGCATGGCTTTCTATTGCATTTTCCAAAGTCTTAATTCTATCCTCTAAAAATTTAATTTTCTGCCTGTCATATCTTTCAGCTTTGTTCTGATCATGCAATTCAAAGTGTTCTGGTGTAAGTTGTGTCATTATTCTTTACCTCTCTTAATCCAATAACTGCCACTTGCAGTTCTATAATTATTTGCGTCAATATCAAAATATGTAATTAATG